AATCTGACGGCGCTCTCCACAAACACCTTAAAAGTCACTCAATGACCATGGCTGAATATTATACTACTCATTACCCTCGGAAAAACAAGTTAACCCAAGAGTTTTTACCGTTTAAAAATAAACTGGATTATTTTAATACTGATTTCTCCAACCGTCCCCAAATGATAAAATGGTGCAACGAAGAGAGTTCCGATATAGTGAATGAATACATAATAAAACAACTAAAGAATAGAATAGAAAGAAAACAATTAAAATATGCCCCTAATCATCTAGAAATAGAATTAAACAAATTACCTCCCATTGATATCTATAAAAGGAACTTCGGCGGTTATGGACAAGCCTGTAAGGAGCTTGGCCTTGAACCAATATACAATAAAGGCATTACAGAAGATTTTTTCCAGACAAAAAACAAAATAGAAGAAATTCCAATATACATAGATACCCGAGAACAAAAACCCCTTGAGTTTAAACACAGCAAATCTCTAAAGCTAGACTTTGGTGATTATACAATGGGGGGAGATAATTATTCTTATACTTTTGTGGACCGCAAAAGCGAAGGCGACTTCAAGGGTACGATGGGAATGGGATTTAAGCGGTTCCGAAACGAATTAAATCGAGCTCGCCAATTCAACACTTATTTATATATTGTTATAGAAAGCAGTATAGATAAAATAAAACGCAACAATAATTTTGGGCCACATAAATCAAACTTGCCTTATCTATGGCATAACATGCGTCTTTTGACGCATGAATTTAAAGGGCATTGCCAATTTCTTTTTACCGGCAATAGAACTAACTCGCAAATAATTATTCCTAAATTACTTTATTATGGGCAAGAATTATGGAATGTTGATTTGCAATATTTTTTAGATAATCATGACATGGGACGCTGGGACACAGAAGCAAAGAATTAAATATACTTCTGCTATTAATCAGGAGATTTTAAATAAAAAAGGCTTCCTCGAAGAACGGGAAGCCAAGCTTTTATTATATAAATTTTTAAGTGGTAATACTACTTTTGCAGTTGATATGCTAAGTGGTGTTAAATTATTTCCATTTCAACACATGGCTATAAAGGCTATGCTGCAGTCTGATTACTTTATGGGGGTATGGTCCCGGGGAATGTCCAAAACGTTTACTACGGGGGTCTTAGCCTTCTTAGACGCCATTCTTAATCAAGGAGTGGAGATTGGGGTTATCTCCAAATCGTTTAGGCAAGCGAAAATGATCTTCAAGAAGATTGAAGATATTCTTGCTAAGCCCGAAGCCGCAATGCTAGCTCAGTGCGTAACCCGTAAGGCTAAGAATAATGATCAATGGACGCTGGAGATAGGCGCAAGCCGTATTCATGCTCTCCCCTTGGGCGACGGGGAGAAACTTCGGGGTTTCCGGTTTCATCGGATTATTATTGATGAGTTCGCCTTAATGCCCGAAAAAATATATAATGAAGTTATTGTTCCGTTTCTTTCTGTTGTAGAAAACCCCACAGAGCGTGAAGAGCTTTATAATTTGGAAACACAGATGATTGCGGAGGGAAAAATGACCGAAGCAGATCGTTATGTGTGGCCTAATAATAAATTGATCATGCTATCCTCGGCCTCTTATAAATTTGAATATATGTATAAACTGTATTCGAAATTCGAGAGCTTGATTACTGGAGCGGCTCCAGAAAAGGGGAATGCTCATCGGACGATAATGCATTTTAGTTATGATTGTGCTCCCCTCCAACTCTATGATCAAAATTTAATAAACCAAGCTAAAGCGAGTATGAGCCAAAGCCAGTTCGACCGGGAATTTGGATCAGTCTTTACGGATGACAGTTCGGGGTATTTTAAAATTTCAAAAATGGCTAACTGCACCATTCCGGATGGTCAAAGTCCGTGCGTAGAGGTAGCGGGAGAACCTTCGGATAAATATTTATTAGCATTTGACCCAAGCTGGGCAGAAAGCGAGAGTTCTGATGATTTCGCTATGCAAGTGTTTAAATTAAACGATGAGTCGTGCAGCGGGACGCTCGTGCACAGCTATGCGCTACCCGGCGCTCGGTTAAAAGATCATATTTTGTACTTTCATTATTTATTCACACATTTTAATATTGTTAGCATTGTGGGGGACTATAATGGGGGGGTGCAGTTCATGAATGCATGCAACGAAAGCAGCTTATTTAAACAGAATAATTTAAAAATCCAGAATTTAAATACGGAGTTCGACAGTGTGGAGAATTATCAAGGGGCCCTTCGTCAGGGAGCTCTAGAGTATAACTTAGCGGAAAAAAAGATGTGCGTACTTCGAAAGCCCACCTCTACATGGATTAGGAGTGCCAATGAATTATTACAATCCAACTTTGACCATAAGCGTATATTCTTCGGGGCGCGGGCTGTTAATGATGACTACCTAAAACAAAGAAGTAAAAAAATACCCATTAAGGAATTGAAATTTCTACGAGGGGTAGATCAAGGCGACAAACAAAGCAAAGCAGCGAAAATGATTGATTTCGTCGAACATCAAGTAGATATGCTTGAACGAACAAAGGCGGAATGTGCGCTCATCCAAATCAAGACTACTCCCCAAGGACACCAAACTTTTGACCTCCCCCAAAACCTGAAGCGGCAAACAGGCCCGGAAAAAGCACGAAAGGATTCTTATTCCGCCTTAGTGTTGGGAAACTGGATGATTAAGGTTTATTATGATATGATGAATGTTTCCCACGAGGCGCCTGATACAACTTTCGCCCCTATGTTTATTGCATAAAAGTCCAAAGTCGACTTTTAACTTTTAGTGGACTTTTGGCGGACTTATGTGTATCATCATTATATGAGCAAGAGAAAATATACCAAACGTTCGGCTTATTGGGAGCAATTTAAAGAAAGGAATCTCGATGATTTAATGGGGGAAATGCGCGGGGAACCCGATACGTGGGAGCCGACTTTGGCAGGGGAGGCCTACTACACAGAGAAAAGTGAAGCATACGAGAGGAGTGGGCAAAGCCAGTCCGGAATGGTATCGCGCAGCACCACTCGAATGAATGTCGCCGCAATGGGTCGCAAGGCATGGAAATACGCCAATATCCAAGAGGGAATGCTTCCCTATTATTATACCAAGACTGGAGCGGATGTGCGGGGGTGCATTCTTTTGTGCCAGAAAGCTTATGCCAATATCCCTATTTTCCGGAATGTTATTGATATTATGTCGGAGTTCGCTAATACCGAATTATACATCGAAGGGGGGACGGAAAAGTCCAGAAATTTTATAGACAAATGGTTGCAAAAGGTAAAAATTTGGAATCTAAAGGATCAGTTTTTTAGGGAGTATTATAGAAGCGGAAATGTCTTCATGTACCGCGTGGATAGCAAATTCAGCAACGAAGATTTTGCTAAATTATCTACTATTTATGGATCTTCTTTTATTAAGCCGGGGGAAATTCCTATTAGGTATATACTTCTTAATCCTTATGATATTGCCACTATTCGCTCCACCAACTTTCAAGGACAGGTGTACCGCAAGATCCTTTCTGAGTTTGAATTAGAGCGGCTGCAAGACCCTCAAACGGATTATGATATCGAAGTTCTAAAAGGTCTGCCACCAAAAACCCAAAAGCTTATCAAGGAGGGTGGTTATGGATACGATGGAATCTCTATGGAATTGGATCCCTCTAAGTTAAGCTTTTCTTTTTATAAAAAACAAGATTATGAACCATTTGCTATTCCTTTTGGTTTCCCCGTCTTGGATGATTTAAATTGGAAACTGGAATTAAAGAAAGTAGACCAAGCTATCACGCGGACAATCGAGAATGTAATTTTATTGATTACCATGGGGAATACCCCAGACAAAGGAGGGATCAACCCCCATAATCTAAAGGCGATGCAATCCCTTTTCTCGAACGATAGTATCGGGCGAGTGCTTGTGAGTGATTATACTACCAAGGCCGATTTTGTCATCCCCGACCTTAATAAAGTGCTTGGCCCGCAGAAATATGAAATTGTCGATAAAGACATTAAAGAAGCTTTGCAAAATGTAGTAGTTGGGCACGAGCGTTACAGTAACACGCAAGTAAAGGCCCAGATATTCTTGGAAAGATTAAAAGAAGCGCGTGAAGCATTCCTCCATGATTTTCTTCAGCCCCAAGTTAAGTTGGTATGTCAAAATCTAGGTTTTCGTAAATACCCTAACATTACCTTCCAAGAAATAGATCTGAAGGACGAGGTACAACTGCAGCGTGTCACCACCCGCCTCATGGAGTTGGGGATTCTCACCCCCGAGCAGGGAATCACCACCATTAAGACGGGGCATTACCCTGAAACCGAGGAGCTGCTGCGTAAACAAGAAGCTTATCTCGATGAAAGACAAAAGGGATACTATACGCCATTGGTTGGCGGCCAACCGCTTATGCCGGACATGGGAGAAGAAGAAGGCGATAAGGGGTACCCGTCCAACACCAACCAGCCTGAAGACAAAACACCTACCGTACAAGATGTGGTAGATGATAAAAGCATAGAGCCCGGTGCTGGTCCTGTAACCGTAGGGGCCCCCCACCCCAAAGTTCCCCAAAAGAATGTTCCCACCGAACACGGGCGTCCTTCGGGCACTACAAAGCGGGGAGGAACGGCTTTCGGCGCGAAAGGGCTTTCTACGAAAGCGGTGCAAAAAGTGGTATATAATATAGAAAGCTTATTCTCCTATGCCCAGAAAGAAATGAGATCGGCCAATAAGGTAAAGCGCCTATCGAAAGAGAAAAAGGGCCTGCTTGATCAATTATGCCAAACCGTAGTTATGTCTACCCCCAAGGATGATTGGAAAACTACCGTTCAGTCCTGCGTGCGCGATTTTAATCAAATAGAAGGTCTTGTCACGTTGCCCGGGGTTTTAGATGCTTCCCAAGAGCACCAATTAGAAATTTACCCAGCCGCGCTGGTTTACCACAGCCACGCAGAAAAAGCATCAGAAGGGGTCAAAGTTCCCAAGGGTAAAAAAGGAGAAATGGGCGAGAAGGGAGAAAAATAATTCTCAAACAAAAAAAAATCGTGTAAAATAACAACAACCACCTTTTTATAATGATAGAACTAGATTTTTCCAAAAAGATTCAGGAGTCTGATAAATTGCAGCAAATTATTGCGGAGCAAAAAACGCGTAAAAACATCAACAATCTACCCGATTCTGATTTTGCCTATATCGAGCCCGGAGGAAAAAAGGACGAGTCCGGAAAGACGGTTCCTCGGTCCTTGAGGCATTTACCTATTATGGATTGCGCTCATGTGCGTAATGCGCTTGCGCGGCTTTCCCAAACCAAGATTTCTCCTAGCGCCAGAGCTCAAGCGTTGAAAAAAATCAAAGCCGCCGCCAAGAAGTGCGATATTGAGGTTAGCGAATCTAAAGATTGGGAAAAAATAGACAAAGACGAATTGAAGCACGACGACAAAAAAGAAAAAAAAGAACATTACAAGGATGCCGTCAAAGATGATGAAGAACACATCAAAGACCTTAAAAAAGATGTAAAAATAGACAAAAAGAAAGAAGCTAAGGCTGGAAAACTTCCACCATGGCTCACCCCTTTTAAGAAAAAGGGAGAGAAAGACGACGACAAAAAAGACGACAAAAAAGACGACAAAAAAGACGGCAAGAAAGACGAGAAAAAGGATGGCGACAAAAAAGAGGAAAAGGAAAACGGCGACGATAAAAAGGAAGCTGACAAGAAAAAAGAGTCCAAGGCCGGAATCCCAGATCGCCCCGCCGAGTCTTATAATACAAGAGCTCCTGTCTCCAATTTAGATATGGAAAAGCAGTATAGGCCCGCCACTGCTGAAAGCGACAAAAAAAGGCATGAAAAACTAGATCGTCAAGAAAAAGATCAAGACAAAGGTGAACTAGAGCAAGACACCAAAAAAGAAAAAGAAGAGCATTATAAAGATGCCCTAAAGGAAGACAAAAAAGAAGTCAAAGATCTCAAAAAAGACGAAAAAGAAGACAAGAAGTCGCTAAAAAAAGCAACGGCTCCCGCTGGGTGCCCGGACTGCTATTAAAAAATAAACGGAGTGCTTTCCGCTTCTGGGTGTATTAACCAATATGGATACGCCTTTTAAATATCGTAGCGCGTTTACTAGCGCCGTAACAGCGTCTTGTGTGGAAGGGACATGCAAACGCTTTGGGATAAGCGAAGCGTCATTGGAAAATTTAAGACCGCTTATTCCGGATAATGTGGATTTAAATAAAAATATTGATTTACTAGGGGTGGCCTTTAATGCTGCTATAGTAAACAAATTTAATAAAAATGGAGATGGCATCGATACGGAAACAGCGTTAGCTATAAAAGATTATTTCATAAATAAGCCTACTAATATAGAACATAACAAAGAGCGCGTTGTCGGTCATATTATATCTTCATCCTTTAGCGATATAGAGAGTAGTGAATTATTGGAGGATAAATCTATCCGCGCAACAACCAAGCCTTTTAATATTGCATTAGGGGCGTTAGTTTATAAAGTCGTTAACCCAGCGTTCGCTCGTATGTTGGAGCAAACCGACGAGGGGGAAGAATTTCATAATATGATTTCGGCCAGTTGGGAAATTGGTTTTAATGATTATTATATAGCTGTAGGCAGCAACGATTTA